TCCTTGAGGTTGCGATAGCGCGACCAGCACAGGATCAGCGACAGGATGCCGACCGACTCGATCACAGCTTCTTGTTCTGCGCGACGGCAGCCACCAGCATTTCCACGTCATGCACGAACTTGGCAATCAGCGCCTCGGCCGCCGCATGCTGCGACGCCGTCATGTCCGGCGAGATGCCGACCAGTTTGTCGATTGCGGCATGCCCGCCGCCTCCTGACGCAATGATTACCGTACTCATTTTTTCGACTCCTTCAGTTGCCGGACATCGGCCTTCAGCGCCCCGATGTCATTGCTGTGAACGCCGCGCCATGCGTCTAGATCACGCAACCGTCCGTCAATCTTTCCTTGATCCTTTTCGTACACCACCATGAACACGACGAATACCAGCATCGTCATGAAACAGGCTGTTACCGCCGCCGAACCCCACGCACCCATCCCTTGCGTTTTGTGTATGACCGTCTGCGTGTGCGGCGCCTGTGAGGCAGACGGCGGCACGCGTTCGACCAGTTCCTTGACCGACCGGGCCAAGTCTCCGACCTGGTCGACCATCAAATCCAGCTTGCGCACATCCTCCGAGCGCCAATCGTCCACTCCCAGTTCAGGGTCCGACACGGTGGGCATCCATGCGTCGCGTCAGTTCCCTCACGTTGGAGGCCAGTTCCTTGATGTTGTCCGTCAGCGCAATGATCTGCGCCCCGAGCTTGCCGTCCATGCCGGCAAATCGCGCATTGAGCGCGTTCTGCGCGGCCTCGATGGCTTGGATGCGTGCGTTGTAGGCGTTCTCGACGCCCTGCAAGCGTGCGGCGAATTCGGCCGCCGATTCCTTGGGCGTCTTGAAAAACCATCCGATGAACGCCGCCACGATGGCGAACGTCAGCGTCCAAACGGCATACGTCAGGTTGTCCATCCAGTGTCCCACCTGTCAGAAATCGCTCGCCGGATGCTATACCCATGCCACCCGGCGAGCAATATGGCGCTTACCGCGCCGCGACGTTCAGATTGCCCTGGAACGCCGCACAGATGGCCGCGTACTGCGATCCGACGTTGGCGATGCTGACTGTGGTCGACTGGCAGGCGGCGACACCGGCTACCGGGTTGCCGGCGCCGTCGAGTCCGGGCGCGATCTTCATGCCTGTGATGAACTCGGCCCGCGTGTTGGCGCAGCCGCGGTTGATGGCGGCCGACTGGTCGGAGTTGAGGTCGAAGGCCGCGCCGATGTCGGTCAACTGGTACACGGCCGGCGCCGGGTCGATGCCGTTCTTCGGGTTGCCGCGGAAGAATGACGTGACATACGTCTGCTGGTCGGCACCCTGCGCACCGAACGCGCGGATCACGTTGTACGCCTGCTGCTGCTCGTCGGTGACGATGGCGCCGACCTCGTCGGGCACGCCGTAGAACTTCGGCGTTGCCGGCGAATACGGCGGCGGGTTCAGGTGGTAATGGCCTTTTGCTGCATGGGGATTGGTCATGGAAGGTTCTCCTGTTGCGTGATGCCGCGGGATGCGGCGGTCAAGTCAAAAAACTGAACAAGCGCGAATACCAGCCGCGCGCAAATTTCGCTTGTGACGGGTCGTTGTGGATGATGTCGGCGTAGTAGAGGCCGCGCGAAGTGATGATCCTGTTTGATATCAGCCGTGACATCAGCCTGGCCGGAGTCATGGCGCTGATTGTATTTGGCCCGACAACTCCGTCCGCCGCCATGCCCAGCGCCTGCTGCAGCCACTGGATCGCCCTGCTGCTGCCATGGTTCACGGCGCAGTCGGCGACGAGGTTCAATGTGGCGGCGTCGGGTATCTGGTCGATCCTCGTCCCGGCCAGCATGCGGCGATAGCCGTCGTGTACCTGTTGCAGCGTCGGGTTAGGCCACGGGATATTCCACTGCTGCGCAAACGGCTGCGTCACGCCGCCGGCCGATGTCAGGCCGCCGCGGTCGGCAGGGTCATTGCTGACGCCGCCCTCGCGCTGGATGATGGCGTCGATGATTTGCGAGATTTGGGATTCAGGGATCATGCCGCCGTCTCCGTTTGCGCATGCTGTTCGGTATCGTGGTGCCACGCCGCAATCAGTATCGCATCGGCGCGGCCGTCATCCTTCTTGCGCGTCAGCCACGCGGCCGTCTCCGGCCAGCGTTGCATCACGGCGCCGCGGCTGGCGTCCTTTTCGGCGCCGATCAGGCCGTGGTGGCGTTTCCACGCCGGAGGGCCGACAAGCCGGTACCCGATGCCGGCGGTTGCCAGCACGCCCTTGACGATGCCGAACGCCTCGCCGAAGCGGAACGATCCGCCGGTGCCCCATCCGCGCATGGCCGCCACCTGCTCGACCACCGCCGACACATGCGCGCCGGGGTATTGCCGCACGATGGCGCGCAGCTCGATCGCCAGCGCGGCTGCCGATACTTCGTGGCCAGCGTTCTTGCGCGCGGTACACGGCATATCGAACACCTTGACCGGCTCGCCGTCGGCCAGCACGGCCACGGCGCCGGACTGGCCGGGGTCTACGCCGATTGTCACGCGCTGCGTGGCGTCGGTCATTCGCGCGCGGCTGAACATCACTTCCTCCTGTTCTTCGTCCACGATTCGGATGTCGGCAGCGGAAATACCTTGCTCCACGGTTCGCCATTGGCAATACGCTGCGCGGCGTCCTGCGGCATCGACGGCGGCAGGATCATGTCGTGGTAGTCGCCCATAGCCAGCGTCCCGCGCCAGGTGCCGCATGCGGTGCACACGCGAAAGTCGCTGTCGCCGCTGCGGCGGATCATGTGTGCAGGATGCTGGCACGAGCGCTGCGGGGCGCGGCTGGGATAGTCAGTGCTATGCACGGCGCCCACGTTTGCCGTTGAAGGATTCCGGTTTCAGCACAAAACGGATGCGCAGCGCATGCTTCTCCGGTATCGGTTCGCCATCGGGCCACATGTACACATTGGCACGTTCTATGCCTAACGCTTCGGCCAGCGCCAGCGGCGTACCGAACAATTCGATGGCGCGTTCTTTTGTGATTTGTAAGGTAGTTGACATGGGCCATGTTATAAGCTATCTTGCAATCGAAGTCAACAAGGAGTGATTGCAAATGACCCTCACCCCCGCGCAGGCCGTCGCCTTCATCGTCGTGATTGCCGCGCTGTTCTGCATCATCGTGCCGAGCGTGTATGCGGTCAGCGCCGCCAAGGCCGTCGTGCTGGCCGCCTGCGGCATCGCGCTGGTGCTGGCCGTGTACTTTCATCTGGAGGTGACGAAGTGAGCGTAAAGGATTTACAGAAGTTTATGCGGCAGATTCGTGCAGAGATGCGTGGCGTGTTGAATTTGCCGCGACAACTGCAGGAGCGTGATTACTACATCAAGCGACTAAAGAACTGGGAAATCAGGATCACAAAGGAACTGCCGCAATGACCCGTCGCAGCTACAACGCCTGCCAGGCCGAATGGGAAGCGCGCAACCTGCCGCTGCTGCGGTCGCTGTACGGCAGCGATCCTGCGCCGGAAACGATCGAGGCGCTGTCGTCGTTCGCCGTGCATTGCCAGCGCCTGTTCGGCGCCGTGCCGCAAAGCGATAACGAACGCTATGCGGCGGAAGCGGCTATCGAATCACAACAATGCGTCGTAGGGCGCGGGGAGGATTGATATGGCGCGTCTGGTTTGGAGAAGAACGCCAAATGAGCGCGGGCTGGCCGCAGTAGGCCAATCCCCAAGGGGATTCGAGGGAAGGATTGATGGCAAGGTAGTCCTGAATGTCAAAGCATCAGGCGGTAGCTGGAGAGGCCCACTTAAGGGATGGTTCTGGTATGGGCTAGGACAAAATACGGTTATCAGTAAGCCTTTGTTCGGGACTGCCGAGGAAGCCAGAGACGATGCGAAAAAGTTTTACAAGTCCACAACCACAGGAGGTCTATCGACATAAGCCACACATTCCCCCATGCAATGAGCTAGCGAGCTGCGGCGCCAGTGTCATGACCGCAGCAATGATTGGAGTCGGGAATCCGTTGCACTGCCGCCAGTCTCGGCTAAGTTTCTGGCTGCGCCGCATAAAACCCGACGCGTGGTCCCGGCGATACGGGACACTTCATGGTCGCCGCCCTTGTGTTCCTGCGGGGCGCAGTTGAGCGACAGCCGGAGTAGCGATCCGGCCGGCGACCGCCTTGACACGAACTCACACAGGAACCTGAACTCATGAAAATCTCCGACATGCTCCCGTCCAAGTACATCAAGCAAGGCGACGTGCCCCAGCCGATGCTGGTCA